CATATATGCAAGGACAATTTGTAAACTTGCAATATGGTGCAACTTATTATAATTTTGACAGAGAAAAAAATGTCAAAAACGTCAAATACAATCCAAACCAACCAATCTATGTGGGAATTGACTTTAACATCGATCCCTTATGTGCAGTATTATCACAAGTGCAGCCCAATGGCAGAGTTTACGTCTTTGACGAATTTAAATTGCGACACACAGGTGAGAAGCAACTCCTAACAGAACAGATGGCATTAGCGATAAAAGACAAGTACCCAAACAGAATATATTATTGCTACCCTGATCCATCAGGCAAAGCAAGGAAAACATCAGCAGTAGATTCAGATCACGATATTTTAAGACAGGCAGGGTTCATATTAAGAGTTAAGCGACAAGCACCAAGAGTAATAGATAGGGTAAATGCAGCCAATAAGTTGTTTGATACATTGGTTGTTGATCCTAAATGCAAGAATCTAATAGCAGATTTTGAGCAGGTAGTAAATAAAGAAGGTACAAGAGATATAGATAAAAGCAATCCTGATCTAACGCATATGTCAGATGCTTTTGGTTATTTTGTAGATTATGAGTTCCCAATTAGAAAACCCAAAACTAAAACATTTATGGTGTAAATATGATAACATTCAGTTCAGTAGATCAAGTAATACAAGATTCAATACATAAATTAAAATCATACAATCAAGATTTGATGTTTGAGAATAGAGATATGTGTATTGATTACTATACGTTCAACAACACAGGTAAGTACATAGATGAGTTCTTTGATGGCTCACTACAAACAGAGATACCATTGTATCCTGTGAATATGACACAACGATTAATCAACAGAATTAGTTTAGTGTATAAAGATGCACCTATACGAACTGTTGAAAACGATAGATACAATGAGTTATCATTAATGAAGAATGTTAAAATAAAACAATTTGAAAGATTGCACAACCTGCTTGGCACAATAGCTATACAAGTTGGATGGGATAATGGTATGTTTAAATATCAGCCTATCATAAACTTTGAGCCTATATTTGCAGAAGATGATCCATTAAAACCTGTTGCAATAACTTACTTACTTTCTAAATCAACAGCAGATATGTACAACAGATCAGAACCTGATACATTTATGTATTGGGATGATGAGAACCACTTTATATTTGACGAGAGTGGTAAGATTACACCTGTTAATGAAGGTAATGTTAATCCTTATGGTGTATTGCCATTTGTATTTATACAACCTGTTAATATAGTTGATGAGTTTTGGAATGAGGGTGCGATGGATATATGTGTTGCAAATAGGCAAGTAGATATAGCGATGACAATGCTACAACATCATATCAGAAGTGCAGGTGGACAATGGGTTGTTGAAGGTAGAATAGATTCTAATGAGGTTGAACTTGGATTGAACAAGATATTAGCTGTGGAGGGAGGAACAGTTAGTAATATAGCAAATACCGTCAATATTGAATCTATAATGAGTGGTATTAAATTCCAATTACAGCAGGTTGCAATCAATCATCACATTACATTTGACTTTGGAATATCAGGTGCTAAATCAGGTATTGCATTGAGAATGGAGAACCTTGAACTGTTAGAAGCAAGGGAAGATGAAGTAGAAAAATGGAAGTTTGCAGAAAAACAAATATACAAGATAGAACAGGCTGTTGCACAGGTAGAAGAAAATATTGCATTACCAGATATGATGCAGATTGATTATGATGAGGTTGAGTTCCCTGATGCTGATATGGAAATGAAAGAGTGGGAGTTTAAGTTTAGAAATGGATTAGCAGATAAGATAGATTACTTGATGGCAAAAAATCCTGATGGCTTTCAAAGCAGAGAGGATGCACAAGCTTATCTTGCAGAACGAGCAGCATCAGAGAATCAGTTAAAAGTACAAAGCACAGTAAAAGAAAATGGATTTAAACTAAACAGAGATGCCTGAAGATACAATACAGAACTACGTTAATCGTATTGCAGAACTTGAAGATCAAGTAGATAAACAAAAAGAAGCATTTAGAAAAGCAATAGATTTAAATGCGTTACTTGCTAATCCAAGAGAATACATTAAAAACTTGGCTATGGATTTCTATGAATCAAATGAAGATATATTAAGAGAAGCAGTTGATCTGGGTGAGGACAAAGCAAAAAAAATATTAAAAGAATATGTTAAAACTGACTAAAAGAGAAATATTTAAATTAAATAAGAATCTTAAAATAGATCAATTAATTAACGATATAGCTGATGGATTTAATAAATCATTTCAAGATGGCATAGCAAAAACAAGCACAGATATTAATGGCAAAAAGTTTAAAGTAACAAACAATCCAACACCATTGCTTGATAAGGGTAAGATGAAAAATACTTACGTTAAAAAAAGAGCAACAAGATCAAAGAAAAGTGCAGAAATATCAATGAATATCAGAGATAGAAAAATACCATCAATAGCACATAATCAAGGATTAAAGCCACAGATTAAACGTGAATGGTTTGGAGTTGGCAAAGTACAAAAAAAAATAGGTAGTAAGTTGGCAAGATTGCATATCAAGAAAGCATTGAAATAATGGCATTAGATAATTTTGAAGATTATAATAGCTTTGTAACATCTTTGATTATTGGACAATCAGAAAAAGCTGCAATAGATATTGAGTCATACATAAATCAATTAAGAATATCAGGTGCAACAGATGATACTATACTTGCACTATTACTTGCAGATTTAGATGAGGGTGGTAGAATATTTGGTGCAGTTACTAATGGAGTTGTTAATACTGTAAAAGCTAATGTTAATGTGATTGGCAATGTAGCATCTATGGCTACTTACGAACAAGCAGGAGTGCAGGAGTTTCAATGGATTGTAGTTAATGGGAAAAATGCTTGTCCAGATTGCATACCAAGAGATGGCAGAGTTGAATCTATGGAATTTTGGACTGCAATAGGAACACCAGGAAGTGGTTGGAGTGTATGCAGAGAACATTGTAATTGTGAACTTGCACCTGTTGATTATAGTGGCAGAACAACTTTTGACAAGCCACAAATAAAATAACTTGTAAAAAATACAACTTTAATTAAATTACATTAAATGACAATAGGAGAATAAATGTCAAACGAATCCGTCAATCAAGACGTTAAACAAGAATCCGTTAGTGATAACGAAAAAAATCTAACCGTCAATCAGGACGATAAACAGAATATGATTCCACAAGCACGTTTTAGTGAACACGTTCGCAAAACAAATGCCAAAATGGAAGAAATGTCTAATATAATAAACTCTTATAAGGCTAAAGAAGAAAAAGATAGGCAAAAACAACTTGAAAATGAAGGTAACTATAATCAGATTTTAGAAGAAAAAGATTCATTGATACTTTCACAAGAAAAAGAACTTAAAAAATTGCGATCTTTTAAATCTGAAACAGATAATCAAATAGCTAAAGAAAGAGAAGAATTAATGAGCCAATTACCTGAAGATCAACAAACTATATATAGCGAATTGTCTAACCCTGCTTTAAAAAAACATATTAGTATGTTAAATAGTAATGTGAATAAAGTAGCAACAAATACACAACAACCAAAACGTGTAGGCAATCAAGAGTTTGGTGGGTACAGTAGTTGGCCTGAATTTGCTCAAAATGATCCTAAAGGTGCAGAAAAAGCTATACAACAGCATCAAATGGGAAAACGATAAGGTAGGTATTAAATTGAATAATAATATGAACAGAGTTTACTCGCAGGTTGATTTTCAATGGTGCGATGAATCTAATCAATATATTGAAGTATCATCTGTAAGTAGTGATTATGCAGGTGATTGGGCTTTGTGTACAGCAGTAACTAACCAAACAGATACTGATGTAGGTTATGCAGCAGGAATTACAACAGCAGCAGCGATTGTACAGTTCAACAAAGCTAATGTAACATTTCCGTTAATTACCAAAGGTTATGCAGCAACAGGTACAACATCTGTATCATTTCCTGAATATAGTAAATTGGGAGTTTCATCTGTTACTAATAATTCAGCAGGTAATGAAGGTGATCATCAAAACGCAGTTGCTTTAACAGTTGGTGCTAACAATGTTGAAGTGTTAAGACACAACATTCACGCAAACTTAACAGACTTGGCTGCTCACTCACAATCGAGTGCAATGTCTAATGCAGGATTAGTATTAGGTAATGCAGTTGCAGCAGAATTTGACAATAAAGTTTGTGCTTTGTTTGATGGATTTGCAACAAGTAAAGGTACATCAACAGATGGATTGAAATTCTTGGATATTATGGATGCTTTAGCTTCATTAGAAGCAAATGATGCACCAAGACCATATTCAGCAGTTTTACATCCGTTGCAAATGTTTGGTAGTTTTGGTTTATCCAATGAATTTGGATCAACAGCAGTAAATGGTAGTAATGGTGCATTTAATGGCTTATCAGGTTCAGCAGAACAACAAATAATGGGGAATGGTTTTGTAACATCTCTTGCAGGGATTAATTTTTATACATCTCCACAAGTTCCTGATGGTGCTGATGCTACCGAGAAAAAAGGTGGTGTATTTGCTCAAACTGCATTGGGTGCTGCTATGCTTGATATGGGTGGTGGTAGCTTTATGCAAGTTGCTATGGAAAGAGAAGAAACACAAGCATCAACAGTAATCGTAGCTAATGGTTACTTTGATGTTGCTGAACTTGTTGATCTTCACGGTGTAGAAATACATACTGAAATATCATAACAGTAAAATAATACAAGGGGGAATTAAGTTCCCCCTTATATTAATTATGAAAAAAGATATCGGAAATTTAAATAATAACAATTTTAATGTTGAACTTGATCCTAAAAAAGAATTGAAACTTGTAGAAGAAGGTGATAGAGGACAACAAGCCTATTACAAAGGCAAGAAGATGAAATACCTGGATTATATTGGTGAAGTAGGTGAAAGAATTAACAGAAATAAAAAAGGCAAAGGTGTTGATAAGATTGGTACTTTTGCAGGATTTGGAAATGGAACTTTAAAAAAAGCCTATAAGGAGAATTAAATGGCTGCTAAAAAAGAAGCAAAAAAAGAAGTAAAAAAAGAAGTTGTAGTTAAATCTGGTAAATTTAAAATAACTAAACCTAATGGTAAGTCTATAATTAGAAAAGATTTAGGTGATTATGTTAAAGTTTATGAAGCAAAAGGTTGCAAAGTAGAGGAGATATAGATGCCTATTAAATATTCATCTCAAACAACAGATAATTTATCATTAGGGCAAAATGGTTCTATATTGGTAACAGGAACAACTGCTTGTACTTGTTCTGAAGGTGCAGGTGTTTTTGTAGCTTTTCAATTTTTAGAAGATACAGTATTTGCAAGTGCAAGTGGTGGATTGGTTGCAGAAACAGAACAATTATTTCCAGATGATGAAGGTACAGGAACGTCAATAGATTCTAATGCAGGTGCAGCTTCTGATGGTGTTACTTTTCCTAAAGGTATGACTATATATGGAAGATGGACAGGATTCACATTAGAATCAGGTAAACTAATAGCATACGTTGGTTAGATGTTAGGATTAGGATTAGGCACATCTAAAGGTGGGATGATTGATGCCCTCGCAGAGGTAACCAATACTAAATCAATAATATTTGATGGTACTGATGAGAATATAGTAGTTGAAGAAACATTTGAATCTACAAATTTTAGCATAAGTTTTTGGATAAAAACAAATAATTTATCAGATAATGTATATTTGTTCGATCAAAATGCAGGTACTGCAAGAGCAGTTATATTAGGTTATCAAGATAATAATATTAATTTTTTTGGCAAACTATCAGGTGAATCAGCAAAGTATCCCACAGGAACTGCATCTGACACTCAATTTGCTATAACTGCTGATAATTGGCATCATATTGTAATGACAACAGATGGTAGTAAAGTATATGCTTATAGAGATGGAGTAAAAGTTGTAGAACAAACAGGAACTTGGGGTGCAGATGGTGCAGAAAAACTTTTAATAGGACAGTATGAAAGTGGAAATAATTTTGAAGGTAATCTTGATGAAATAGCAATTTGGGATGAAAAATTAACACAAGCTGAAATTACACAAATTTACAATACTAACAAAGCAACTTTAGATTTATCTACTGACACAGGCAGTTATTCATCAAGTGCTAATCTTAAAATGTGGTTAAGAATGGGCGATGAAGCATCTACAAGAGTAGTAGATGACAATGCTAACAACCTTGTAATACCTGATATGAGAAAGACATTCTTTAGTGGTAAAAGTATAGATTTTGATGGTACTGATGACTTTATAAATGCAGGTAGAATGAGTTTTATAAATGGTTTGTCTGCACTTTCTGTTTCTACTTGGATAAATGCTGAACAAGTATCAACCAATAAAGGTATTTTTTCTATATTTATTGATACAAATAATCAACTTTATTTTAAATTTACCAATCATAATAAGTTATTTGGTGCAGTTGAATCATCGGGTGATAATGTAATTATATCTTCAGATTCTGCTGTTTTGACCTCATCAAATGTCAATCAATGGCATCATATTGTTTTTGTTTATGATGGCAGTCAAGCCTCAAATGATAATAGGATAAAATTTTATTTCAATGGATCTCTAGTAGCATCAACAATAACTAATACAGTAGCATCAACAACAGGTGATTTCTCAAGTACAGATGTCCATATAGGTAAACATAGAACAGAAGAATGGAATGGAAAAATATGCGATGTCGCTATTTGGGATACAGTTTTAAATGCTAACACAGTAGCATCTATTTACAATTCAGGTGAGCCAAACAATTTAACATTATCTGCAAGTTACACAGCAGGTAGTGGTGTAGATAAGACAGCTAACTTACAAGCCTATTATAGAATGGGTAATGCAAGTAATGATTCTCATCCTACAATACAAGATCAAACATCTAATGACAATGATGGTACGATGACTAATATGAGTGCATTTGATATAGTAGATCACGCACCTAATCGTAATTCAGGTGATATGATTAACTTTGATGCGACAGCCGATATAGAAACAGATACACCATAAGGAGAATAAATGTTTAGTAATAGAAAATGGGTAATAATAACTTTGGCTGACTATAC